AATTCTTTCTACCTAAGAAAAAATTATTTAAGCATGCACTTAAAATGAATAGGTGGCCAGTGCATTGGTTTGACCAGAAAAAAGATAAAGAGAAAGAAAGACAAGAACGCATCAAAAAATTATACCCCAAAAAGTGAAAACCTTTTGGGGTAAAAATTTGCCAGAGAAATTTTTCCAGTTTTATGGAATTGGGTTAGCAGTTTTTGTTTAGGTCTTCTGCCATGTTGCCACCAATGTTTGCACCTTGATCGCCACCGAACATTGCTACCCAACCTGCAGCTACCCAACCAATGAAAGGTATACCACTCAGAGCAGGTGCAGCACTCGCACCAATGCTAGTGCCTACTAATCTACCTGTTCCTTTTGCAGAACCAACTGCTTCAATACATGCTTCACTTTTTCGTGCAGCAACTATCTCTGCTGTCTGTGATGCTGTCAAACCAGGTTTCTGATCTAACCAAGATCTAGTATTAGAAACAGCACCACCTTGGTTAATCTGACCATCCATGAAGTACTCTTCAGTAATCTGAGTTGTCTCGTTTGCTAGTCCTAAGAAACCACCCTTCTCTTTGATGTCCTTAGTAATGAATGCTGTCTTGGGATCGTTCGCTGTGTAACTGATCTTATATCCATCCTTATCTGCTTGAACAACATAGGATGTGTAAGGACCTACAGGTAGGTCTAAGTCAGGTAACTTTTCTTTAGATTTATTGACAACTGTGCCAATCATACCAATATAAGAAAGACCAAGTAGTCCACCCACACCTAGGGCAAACCACTTGGTTAAATTTATTTTTGGTTTTGATTTTGTAGTAGGTTTAGGTTCGTACCCAAACATTGATTCTTCTTCACTCATAATATCTCTCTTCTGGAGGAATCAAGTGTTTCTTCTCAAAGACTTCTGGATAAATTCTTTTATCGTCAGACTCATAAGGTGGTTGAACCGATGCAACAAACGCATTAAAATCTGGGGGACTTTTACCTTTCATAATAGAGACACTGGTGGAAACGAGTCCAACAGTAAGGGTAGCAGCTAACATAGTAGTTTCTACTACTTCAAATAGTTCAACAAACACTTTGTCTTATTATATATAAGCGTATCATAACATAAAAAGGGGGTGATGTCATCCCCCCTTGTGACAGTTTACTCAGCGTAAGAAAAGAAAAACTCATCCATCATACGATTAGCATTCTCTTTGCCAAATCTACTGGACATGTATCCTAAGATAGGATCTAATTTTTTCATGTAAGTGTCAAAATCTTTATAACATTCTACATCTGTAGGACCTATTGGTTCTGCTTCATCTATAATCTTACGATAAAATTCAAGATACTGTCTGAATTCTGGTAGATAGTTATCAACTTCATCAAAGGTACAATACCTAACAAAAATGTTCTCTGAAAAATGGTTTCCCATTTCAAAGAACCTATAGTCTTTCTCTGCTTTAGGTAATTCATCAAAGCAAAGATTAAATTTTTCTGTTGGATGTTGAAAATCAAATACAATAATAACTTTCTTTTCAAAGAATCCCATGAGATCCATACCAAAGCAAGGAAGAACTTTCCAATGGGATATAATTCCTTCTTGCTGTGGATAGATTACATTGTTATAGATATCTGATTTTGAATTGTAAATATCTACTCGTCTTGATTTTATAAAACGTGGAGCAGTAAAGATGTCTGCTGTTAAAGTCAGATCATCTTTACCATGCCACTCACACCACCGTGAATCAAATTTAAACTCAGGGAAAACATCATCAAGAACTTTTTTGTAGTTGACCCAGAGGTCAACTGAATTAGTCATCAGATGCTAGAGATGCAAAATAGGATAGTGCATCATCATCCTCTACAACTGCTTCCTGTTTTACAGGAGTAGGAGCACTCATCTTAGCACGAAAGTCTGATTGTGGAGCAGCAACTGGTTCATACTCTTCACTATCTACAGATGGTGCTGTAGGACGTGGAGCAGACCCTAGAACAAGGTTTAACCTCTTCTCTAGGTCTTCGTATGATTTGAACTGATCTGCTGATGTGAACGCTTCTAGTGAGTGCTCTGACTTCCATGTTGATTCAAGTTCAGTATCATCTGCACTAAGAGCACTAATAGAATCAAACTCACTGCTGTCATAATTCCAGAAACCTGCGACCTTTTTAATCTTCAACTTAAAGTTAGCACCTTCCCAAAGATCAAACACATTTACTGGTGTCTCATCTTGAAACTCAGGTTGCATTGCTGCAAGAATCTTGTCATGAATCTTCTTGCCATACTTGTATAAGAATACTTTACCCTCATTCTCAGGGTGCTTAGGATCTTTTACAACATAGATGTTGCTGTAGTAAGATAGTTTTCTCTTTTGCTTACGAGCAGTATCTTTATCTGCATCTTCACCACTGTTCCAGAGTCTACGATTGACTTCACCTACTGGATCTTTGTCTCCTATTGTAGTAAGACTATTCTCTATGTACCAACCACCTGGTCCTTGGAATGCATGACTATAAACCTTTGCCCAAGGTACTGTCTCACCATCTGGTGCTGGTAAAAAACGAATGACAGCGTAACCATTACCTGATGCATCTACCTCTGGTTTCCAGAAGCGTTCATCAACTTGTTTGTTACTAACTGTCTTCTCTAGTTCTTTTTGTAAAAATGATAGATTTGATTGAGATTTTTTCTTTAATTCTGCGAATGACATATTGCTTTAGATTTAATTGGATTGTTTGATCAAAAAAAGGGGGGAGGTTGGATTACTGTGTACCAACAAAGAGATGGGCATTACTACAGTGTAAAATACATCCCTTGCCTGAGACCTATCTGGTAAGATAGTTCTGACTCGCATCAGCAGCACCACCTGTGTCTCATCACCTTAACCAGCGATTGCCAGTAAGTTTATTCAGTCACTCCCTATGTTGCGTCCAACAAATATAATATAACAGTGTTTATATTATTTGTCAACCCTCTGTTGTTGGTTCTGGTAAATCACCTTCTCCTTCGACAACTTCACCCTCTACTTCAGGTGTTTCATCTGTCATTTTTGCTTCCTCTGGTTCTGGAAGTTTGACTCCAACTTGTTGTAGATATTCTACTGCTCCAAGAGTTCTAAGAAGTAATTCCTTTTTTGATTCTGCTTTTGCAGTTAATTCATTAATTTCATTCACTATTTCCTCTCTTTGCTTTAAAAGAGATGCTAAGTGTGTCTGTTGTTCATTCAGTTCAGCCATTGTATGTTTTAAAACTATATTATGTATACTCATTATATAGTAGTGTTTTCCACACACTTTTTTTAAAACTAAATAAAGCAGTAAGTAATAGGTAAAAATTACATGAAAAAACTCTTACCTATATTATTGTTAGTAGGTGGATTTAGTTCACCTGCAATGGCCGATATAATTCATACAATTTCTGCTTCAACTCAACTTCGTGTTGATGCTGCAGCAACTGACTCGACAAGAATTGGATCATCATACAGTGTACAGGGGTCTAATATCACCGCAGGTACAATGGGTGGTCTTACTGTACAGTCTGGTACAGCAGCAGCAGGACATACTGATGGTGTTTATACAGTAACAACAGCTGGCGATGCTTTCAGCCTAACGGAAAGTTTCGTTATGGGTGATGCTGTAAATACTATCGGATCTGGTGTTGATGTTACTGCACATACATACACTGCTGAAGTAACAGGTGACAACGCTGCTCCTGCTATTAACTCATACGGAACAGTTATGGATATGCCAGCATTTGGTGAAACTATAACATCTTCTGGTGGTCATGCAGGAAGTCTTGCAGGTACTATCGCAACAGACGGAGCTATCGGTCTAACAGCAGGTGGCGCGGGAACTACAGCTACTGGCCAAGTGGTCACAACATTAACAATAAATTAGCTTAATGAGTAATGAGAAAGGTACTTGTCCTAGTTGCGGGTGCGTTTGTCCTTGTGAGTGCGAGGACTGCGATTGCTGTGCCTGTGGTGCCTAATTTTACTCAGGGCTCAATGACGAGCTCGACCACCACGACTAGCACTGTGCAGGAGACCATAAATAGTATGGACTATAATACTGGTTGGCAGTATACTGTAACTGGTTCGGGAGTGGTTGCAGATGGAGAGTTGACACCAACAGGGTCAGGTTCTATCAATAGCACACAAATTACATTAGATGGAGTGACTTCAACATGGAATGGTTTGAATTTAGAACAAAGACCAAATTCACAATGGAAACACCAGGCGGTGCCTTCCAATTCACGGAAACATATCATGGCCCAGGTCTTTCAAATCATACAATAATACAGAGAACCACCACTATCCAAAGCGTCACAAACACGACAAGCACGTTCTCAAACTGATATCACTGTGTCTCACAGTTGGAACAGCAACCCCATCATTCGCTTCAGACATTGGGGGAGTTTCAGCGACAGCAAATCCAGTCGCCAATTCTAGTGGCTCAGTGACCAATCAAGCTATACAAGTGCTTCAAGGACCGTATATAACTAATACTTATGGTAATGGTATACAGTGTCAAGGTCCTACCATGAACATAACACCATTTGTAACAGGAAATATTGCAGTCAAGCGTCCTTACGAATCTTACTATATGGATCCAGTGTACAATAATGTTGACGCAAATAATGATGATGTACCAGATAATCCAGGTGAAATTTTATATTATAAACCAACAAGAACAGGACAAAAAGATAGTAGCACTTTATCTCTAGGTGTCTCTGCTACTTGGTCAAAACCATTAGATAAAAAATTACAAGAGCAATGTAAAGAGGCAGCTGCAGCAAATATCGCATTAATGAATCAATCTGTTGCTAATAAAAGATTAGACTTTGAAATCGCAAGATTAAAGAACTGTGGTGAACTGATGAAGGCTGGAATAATATTTAAACCTGGTACAGAATATGCAAAGGTATGTGCAGATGTGATGTTAATAAATCCTGCAGGAGTAGTTGCAAATCATACACACGAGATCAAAACTAAACCACCTATTAGCAATGATGCAAGTTTACTAAAAACTATATCTATTGGTGATAATTAATTCTTTCTCTTAAGAGGTGGTAGTCCTTTCTTCTCACGATACTTATTAGTTTTTATTTCTGACATTGAAGGTTTTTTAACTTCTTTACCTATTTTTTTCTGTGTTGTAGTCCATAATTTTTTAACCACAGGTCGTATAATTCTTATCAGTAATGGTGTTGCTGCTGCTCCTGCTGTTGCCACAACTGCAAGTGCGGTCACGTTTGTTGTTTGATTTATTGACGGCAAATATTTTTCAACTGGAGATGTTGGTTCATATAATGTCTCACAGACCTTACCATCAGCACTCAGTTGATGACCAATCACTCTTTCATTACCTGATTGGGTAACATCACCAACTCTTAAATTTGTAGGGCCTGGGCAAGGAACCTCTTCCTTACCACCTATATCACCAGTGTCAGGAATCTCTGGTGGATCAACTTCTGGTGGAGGTGCAACAGGAGGTGGTGGAGTTTCTCTGGTAACTATTAAATTTTCTGGTTGATAATCCATCGCATCATACGTTGGATACTCACCGTGCGGGCATAACGTGGTTGAACCTTTCTCATCTTGATTTACAAGGTCTTTATCAAAAGGTAAACGAGTAACATGGTCTTGATTATCCTTATGCATCTTCACGCAGCCAGGCATGTCTACAATCGGAAAACCAATCTGTAGTGTTACTGGTGGATCATTATTTGGAATGAAAGGTATTCCATATATCCAATCGCTCTGTTTAACTTGAGGAATGGTTATAAAAGGAACACCAATCTCTTGTATCGGTTCCACTAGAATGAGGGAATACCAAGACCAACGCCTTCGGGCATGGAACTTTTAGGAACTGATGTAGCAGGGCCTGTAAAGTCAGGAATAGCATCAGTAATACCACCACCTATAGATGGAAGAACTGCCTCCATTACTTTACCTTTGACATTTTCGATGATCGCATCTTTGCGTATGAATACATACCCAACAGTACCCACAACGGCCAAAGATACAACACCACTTGCAATAGCAATTCCATTTACAATCTTCTGTAACATAATTTTAATTATTCTTCATCGTTATTTAGTTCGGTTTGATGTCTCCATGTTTGACCACTATCAGAACCTACACATGGATTGATACATTTGACCACTCCACTTTTATATTTAAACATTTGATTACAAACTAAACCAGCAAGGTCATGAGGACATCCCTCCTTTCCATTTGACCAGTATAGTTGTCCGTCTATCCAGTGTGCATCGCACTCTGAACATAAGGCGTTATTCAGTGAGTGTTCCACGAGCTCTCCGAAGTTGTCTTAATTCTTCAAAGTCTTTTTGTTTTTTACCACCATCATATGGCCAGGCATATCCTTCTCCAATCATTTCCTCGTTAAGGGACACAGTTGCATCCCCGATATAAAGCCAGCCAAGAAGACGGCCGTATTTACCGACGCCACCAACAAGTTCAGTCCTAATAGTAAGCTCATCGTCACCGTCAATAGCACCTTCCAACTTGTCTTTAAGCCATTCAGTTGCGTCAATACCAAGTGCTTTCTCCTCTAGGTTTCTTGTACGTTTCTCTGGTGTATCAACACCAGCGACTCTCACTCTTTCTTTTTTGTAAAGGTCGAATCCTAAGTCTATTGTAACATCAATTGTGTCACCGTCAACTACTCGGTTTATTTCCGTTACTCGGAAGTTGTAACAACTCTTCCGACTTGGTGGTATCATTTCCGCCATTGTTAAATTCTGCAAGTGCTTTATTTATAGCGTCCTCTGGTTGGGTCATATTTTTTTCTCTCTGTCCTTTCTTAATATATTCTATTGCATGATAGACTTTATCCCAATGTGACTCTTCAA